CCCAGTCAACTTTGATCAGCACTCCGTCCGGCGCGAGGTCGTCATTCCGAACTCTGTTTTTGAAAGAGCGCGGAGTTTGCCGCCATAGCTTGCTCAGCTTCATCGTCCATGAATCCTGTGCAGTCCACAACAACCGTATCCACCGGGGCCATGGCCACGTGAGTGCCCTTGGTCAAACGCATCTTCTGCTTGGTGGCATTGGTGCGTCCGGTCTTGAGGCCGTCAATGAACCCTGAGTAGTTGATCTGTTGCTTGCCACACCACTCCTTGAGCGGCTTGGGTAGCAGGTACAACTTCTTTGTATCGTATTCGTAACGCGCCACAAACGATGCACGGGGTATGGCCTCTGGGTGAATCAGATGATCCAGTCCGGTAGCGGCCTTCCGTGCGTCGTCCGTAGACTTGATACGCAGGATGTTGTTGTAGTTCTCGGCGAGGTAGTCCGTCAAGATGGACTCAACGTCAGTAGCCATCTCACCCACCGTGGAACGTGCGTCCTGCATGACACGAACAATCCAGTTGGCCAGCGGCGCAATCTGCCAGTCAATGAGCCCGGCGCGTTTGGCCAGAATCAAACCTGCGATAGTGCGTGATGCCAACACAGACCAGAAGCGGTTTTCAGCCTTGAGCCCTGCGGCGGCATCCAGCTTACGCTGGGTAACTTCACACAGTTCCTTGGCTGACTCCAAGTTCGTCATCACGTACTGAAGGAACACCACCCCTGCATGGCCGTAGTTGTCCTTGATGGCGGCGGCAAACTGATCGGTCTCGTCCTTGGTGGCAAAGTGAACACGCTCGGCGCGGTACTCCAGAATACGCTGGGCCTCGGCCTTGGGCAGTGCCTTGTACAGCGCGATGCGCTCCAGCATAGACGTGTTACCCGTGGTGCCGAACAGAGTCTTCCATGGCTTACCCCGTGCACGTTCGACGTTGCCTTTCGGCCCCATACGATTGCGTTGCAAACCACTAGGAAGTTGGTATGCCCAGTCCGACAAGTCTTGCGGCTTGGTGTTGGTCAACTCGTCCATGTAGCAAACGAGGTTCTTGTACACCTCAGCGCGGTTCATCTTCGAGTTGAACGTGTCCCGCTCTTGCATCAACAACAAGTCTGGGTCGCCCCAGATAGACGCACCGGCCAGCATACCCGTGGTCTTACCCAACCCTGAGTCCTTACTGTACAGGTGGAACGCGGCGGCGTTGAGCGGCTGGAAGTGCATAAGCACCGAACCAAAACTCATACCCACCATGAACTGATGCGCCTCCATACCGGTGCGGCTGTAAAAGCGCATCGTCTCTTTCCAACCGTCCATCGAACCCCGGGTTTGGAACACAGGGAACAAACCAACAGTGGCGGAAGACGGAGAGTTAACCTCTACGCGATCTGCGTACACCATCATGTTGCCAAGCGCGAACGCCGACCCTGCGTCATCGACCCAACCAAACTGGCGCTGGGCCTCATCGGCTTCGGCGGTGAACTGTAACTCGTTTACCCAACGCATTGTGTACTCCATCAACTCCGCCACGTTTAGAACTGCTACCCCCTGCGTGGCAATGTATTTCCTGAACTCATCCTTCGTACCCACAGCAGTCAGCGGGAGCGTGAACTCGCGCACACCGTCACGTGGCAGGTGCAAACGCATCACCACAGCTTCGCCCATCTCGGGGTCTTTGAGGCGGCGCACAACGTAGAGGTCGTTGAAGTAGACCATCACGTCCTTGTCCTCACCCTCAGCGTTTTTGGTGTGCTTGAACACTCCACCGTTCTTGCCTCGGAAGTAGGGGTGCGGATACTTGGGGATGGTGAATTTGATCGGCGATGCGTTCTGCACCCCGAGTGGTTTCTCGATGACCACGTTGTCATCTTCATCGGCTTCCATGACCTCGCGGCCCAGCACGATGGGTGATTTGATCTTGCCCCAATACTTACAGTCGGAGCAGACGCCCGGACGGTACTCGTCGAAACGAGTGCACAGATAGGGTCCCTTGATCTGAGACGCCTTATCCTCGGTCCGGGCCGGAGTGTATTCTGGGTGCTTGTCCGAGATGCGGTGTATGGCCTTCTCACCGTCAACACAGAACTTCGCAATAGACAGGCCAGCACGCCACAAAGGTTCCGACACGTTCTCTTGGTTCATCACCACCTCGCCAAGTTGAGCACACCCAGTGCCCTCCATGGTCTTGATCAGGATGGTCTTGAACCGGTTGGTGATGCTACCGGTCAGGGCTTGCATCATCGCGTCAGCTTCGCGTGGGGTGTAACGCTTGGGGCTCTTGAGCACACCATCGTCATCATCTTCTCCCAGCAGTGCACAAAACGCCTCGAACGTGACAGTGTTGGCCGGAGCGCCAACAATATGCACCGGTGTCGGCGGAGTGTCTTTGTAGTTGTGCGTCTCGGGGACCCGCAAAATACGCGCCGCATCGGCAGGTACCGCAGGGTCAATGATCAGCTTTTCCTTTTGGCACAGCGCCTTGAAACGCTCGGCCATCGGGACCCATGAGTCACGTGGAACCGGCTCAGTCAGCGGCCAGTACACGTGGATGCCACGCCCAGAGTTGACAATCGTGGGGCGGGGGAGTTTTAACTTCTTGCAGAACTCACGCAGTGCCGCAAGCGCATCAGCTTGGGTGAGGTAGCCCTCACCCTTATCGTATTTAGCCTGTCCACAATCGAGGTCGAGAAAGAACGACCGGAGTTGTTTTACGTTGGCTACCTTACGTGAACCCGCTTCTTCAAACGTGCCCAGAGCAAAGTACGCATCGTATCCATCCCCATCAAGAGAGTGAGCGGCATGGAGTGCGGCGTCGATGGACTCGTAGAACTTCTGCACCTTGCGCTCGTCTGATAGACGATTCGCCCAAACGCAGTAGTACCCACTATCCCCTAGCACTGCCTCCAAAAATGTTTTTGTTTCCATAACTGCCTGTGCTCATGATGTGAAGGGAACTAGAGAAAGAAAAGGGTGGGGAGCGACCCCACCCCCAAAGAACTTACTCGTCGTCCCAATCACCCACAATGTCGGCAATCTCAGACTTGGCCTCGGGTGCCGGTGCGGCTTTCTTGGTGACCTTCACAGGCTCCTCGACTTCCTCGGCTTCGACCTTCTCAGCGGCCTTAGCCTTGGGTGCGGCCTTGGGTACGGGTGCTGGCTCCTCAGCCGGTGCGGCTTTCGGTGCAGGGATGACGCCATCCATCTGGGACACGTTCAGGGTGATGGCCTTGATCGTATCTTCGTGGTCCTTCATCTTGATCACGGAGCGCAGTTCATCTTCCTCCAATGCACGGACAGGCTTGAACACCAGCTTCGGTGTGGAGCTATCAATGTCAAAGCGCATCTCGGTCACGATGCTGATGGCATGTGTGTTGTGTGCCTTGAGGTAGCGGCCATAGGCTTGCAGTGGCATCTTCTTACCTTCGGCATCACCGAACACAGAGGTGCTGGGCAGAGTGATCTGGTGCACGATGTCTTTGCCAATCTCAGACTCAAGCACCACAGCCACGCGCTGTTGGAAGCGGCATGCACGGCCTTCGCCGGAGGCGGCAGAACCCTTGACGTGCTGAGGGCAGTCCTTGCACATAGAGGCTTGACGCTGAGCGGGAGGCACAGCGTTGTCGGGGCGCTGGGAATCAGAGGACCAGCAGGTAGGCTTGGTGACCTTACCCTTCTGATACACACCCTCAAAGAACATACGGGACACGGGTGCGGCGTTGACCAGCACTACGTTCATCGAGCGTTCTTCGGATGTACGCACTTCTTTGCCGCCGATGTATTCGCGGAACACGCCGCCTTCAATCGAGATGCGACGGTTGCCACCGCCACCACCAGCAATGGTGCTTGTCAGGGTATCTTCCACGTCACCCAGCAAAGCGAGTGCGGCGTTGTTCTTGTTTCCAAAAAGGGTCAGTTCGGACATATCGTTCTCCAGTTAAATATCTTGGTCAGGGTTGTTGAAATCCAGTTCGAGTTGAACTTGGATGGGTTCTGCGTTCTCAGGCTCAATCATCTTCACATCGTCCTTGGGTTTTGCGGACAAGGCTTGCACGACAGCGGACACGTTGAAGCGGTATGTGTTACCGATCTTCACGTATGTATCCGAGGGAATGTAGCCTTGGCGCAACCAAGCACGAATGGTCGATACTGAGACCGTGAAGTGCTTGGCCAACGTCTCGATTGGCACAAACGGTTCTTGGCTCATTACTTCCTCCGTACGGTGATGCTGTATTCGCTGTCCACATTCAGCCCCGGTGGTAGCAGGTCGGGGTGCTCCTCAAGAAACTGTTTCATGTTCCCTTGGTGCAGACGTTTTTCCAGCAGTTCGGGGGCACCATGTTCAACGATGAACTTGCCCATCGACTCCCAGTCGTTCGTCCAGTAGCTTGTACGCACGGTGCGGTAGAACAGGCCCTCAGCAGTTTTCACGCTGTCGAGGTTCTGATCCTTGCAGTAGACCAGCAAGGCGGCTTTCACCTTGGCCATCTGGTCCTTGAGCGCCTTCTCTTCGGCCTCGAAAGCCGATTTGAGTTCGCCGTGCTTGGCGTTCATTTTCAGGTACACCTTGACCAGCTTGTCCACCGGTACGGCGGGGGTCTGAGGTGCGTCAACTTCGTCTGTCATTTCGTTCTCCTTTGGTTGTTGGAATCTACAGTATAGTGGCTTTTCCTCCCTTATTCAAGTATTTCTTTGTAAAGTTCGACAAGTTTTGTGTTTACGTCAATTTTGTTATCTAGTAAGTTGTAAACGTGTCGTTCTACACCAGAGCCCGCGAGTTGTACCACTGTCGTGGGGTGGCGTTGGCCGGAGCGATGCACCCGTGCGTTGGCCTGTGCGTAGGTCTCCAGCGAGGATGTTGGCCCCCACCAGACCACCGTGTTGGCCGCAGTGAGCGTGATGCCGTGGGCGGCGGCTTGTGGTTGGATGACAAGCACCCGGGTCGTCGGGTCGTTTTGAAAGCGGCTGAAGATGTCGTTGCGTTTGCCAGCGGACACATCCCCACTGATCACCTCGGTCACCACCCCGTCAGCGTTGAGCTTGTCGGCGAGGATGCTGATCACGTGCTTGAACGGGACAAACACCAGCACCTTCTGGCTGGCCTCATCCACCACCTCTTTGAGCACGGCGTAGCGGTTCTTGATGTCGAACTCCAGCGTCTCGCCAGTGTCGGAGTACACCGCACCACAACTGATTTGCAGGAGCTTGCTCATGTTCACAGCGGCGTTGGGCGCAGTAATTTCTTCTCCTGCGGCTTGGATGACCATGCGCTTCTTGAGCAGGTCGTAATACTTCTGCTGTTGCTTGGTCAGTTCGATGCGGCGCTTGACGTACGTCATCTCCGGCAAGTCAAGGCACTCGTCCTTGGTGTAGCGGATGGCCGGTTGCAGTGCAGTGAACACCGTGGTGTTGGCGTTCTCCTTGGGTATCCAGCGGAAGTTGGTCAGCTTGACCATCACCTGATCACGGAACGACCCGTAGAAACGTGGCACCCCTTGAGGGTTGACCATCTTGGCAAGGCCGTAGGCATCGAGCGGGGACTGTGCGGCAGGGGTGCCGGTGAGCATCCAGAGCCACGTGTCAGGCTTGAGCAGGGAGTTGAGCACCTTCCAGCGTTTGGTCTGTGCGTTCTTGTATGCGTTGGCTTCGTCCACCACGATCAGGTCAAACCCACCGTTGATGATCTCGTCGGCAACGATCTCCACCCCGTCAAAGTTGATGATCACAAACTCAGCGGGACCTTTGATGACCGCACTGCGTTTGTCCTTGGCACCGTGTGCGATGTCAACCGAGCGGTGCATTGCAAACTTGAACAAGTCCACGCGCCATGCTTGGTCCATGATGGACAGAGGGCAGATCACCAGCACTCGGCGAATCCGCTTCTGAGCCATGAGATAGTCTGCGGCCCAGATCACTGAGCCAGTCTTGCCGGTGCCTTGTTCGTTGAAACAGAACGCGCGGCGGTTGAGGGTGAGAAAGGCGGCAGTTGTTTTCTGGTGGTCGA